AAATAAATTAACAAATTATGAAAGCATACAGGAGTAATCAGTTGAATCAATTTCATACACAAATAAAAATTACTGCCACAACAGGTTCAGAAATAGTTTCAACAACTAATGCAAAAGATTATATGAGAGTTGATACATCTTCTGATGATACTATAATTGGAAGGATGGTGACTGAAGCGAGATTAGTTATTGAAAATTATATTACAAAAGACATTGTTGCAAAAACAAGACAATTTTATTTAGCAAGTGTAGATGATAGATTTGTATTACCTTTTTCTCCTATTACTTCAATACAATCTATAACAGTAGATGATACTGCAACAACTGATTATACAACGTATGGGTTAGATGATACAATAATTGAATTAAACAGTTTACCTAGTGAAGAAGTTATTGTTAGCTATACAACGTCAGGAATGAATGATAGTTTATTGATTCAAGCAATATTACAATTGGTTTCAAGTTATTATGACAATAGAACAGACTATGTAAAAGGTGTTATGACTGAAATACCAACAAGTGTTAAAGAAACATTAAATGGTTATAAAACAATGTTCATATAATGAATGCAGGTAAATTAGATAAAAGAGTTTTAATTAAAAGACAAACAAAATCAAGCGATGGCTTTGGTGGTTATACATCTACTAATGCAACACAGAGTACAATATGGGCTAAAGTAGATTTTACTAATGGAGAAATTACTAGTAAAAATGGTCGTAAGAAAAGAAATCTACAAATTGAATTATTAGTGAGAAAAAAAACTGCTGATACAATATTGACAACTGATTTATTGCAAATAGAAAACATATCAGGATTATATCAAATAAATGATATGTATGATGCCGATTATAAATATTACACCAAATTGATTGCTACTAAAAGAGATTAATTATGAATATAAACGTAAATGTAGATAGAAGTGATGTTCAACAACTCAATTCTGCTATAAACAAATTAAAAACATATAGTGCAGTTAAATTTTATCAAGAAATACAAAGAGGTGGATTAAATGCTGTATATAAGGTAAAAAAAGATGCACCATTTCGTACAGGTAATTTAAGGTTAAATGTTAAATGGGATGGTAAAGCAGTAAGGTCAGATGCTCCATATTCAGGGTTTTTAGAATTTGGTACAGAAAACCAAAAAAAACAAGAATACTTTATTAAAAATATTTTAGCTGAAGTCAAAAGAACAATAAGAACCATTGAAACAAAAATACAGAGAACTTTAAGAAGATGAAAGAAGTAATACATTACATACGACAAAAAATAATTACAAGACTGAACGGCAATGTAAGTTTTGGTGGCAGCAATGTTCCAGTTTATAATAGAGTTCCTAGCACACAAGATGAACCTTATATAATAGTTTATTCAAATGATGAATCAAACATTGACAACAATCAATCATCATTTATTACAGAGTGTGTAACAAGAATAGAAGTTGTAACATCTTTTTTATCTGATGATGGTGGAGAATTGCAAGCAAATTCAATAGTAAATAGTATATTACAATTAATTAGAACAAGCAAAACAGATTATTTTGATTTAAGTTCTAATGATTTTAATGTTTATACTTTTAATATCGAAGGTATTTCATATATTGAAGATGCTGATGAAGAAAAAACATATTTTAGGGCATTGATAGATATATCAAACAGAGTTCAACAAAATTAAATATTATGACAAAAAGTAAAAAAAGCAATTTTAGTAAACACATATCTTGGAAAGAAGCATTTGGTTCTGCAACTGCAAAAAAATTAGATATAGATAATACACCTACAGAGGAAGCATTATCAAATATGAAAATATTAGCTGATGAGTTATTTGAACCTTTAAGGGAAAAAGTAGGTGAACCTATATTAGTTACTTCATTTTATCGTTCACTAGAATTAAATAATAATTTAAGCGGTGCAGCAGCAACATCACAACATATAGATGGTTGTGCAATAGATTTAGATGCAACAAGTATTTCTAATTGTGAATTGTTTTATATAATTAAAAACGAATTAGATTTTGATAAACTTATTTGGGAATTAGGAGATGATAACAACCCTGCTTGGATTCACGTATCTTATGTAAAGGGGAATAATAGAAAATTAGTGTATCAAGCTAAAAGAAAAGCAGGTAAAGGATACTCTACATATACACACTTTGGTTTAGATATAGATTACGATGCTTAAACTATTAAAGAGATTATTAGGTTTTTCAGATAAAAATGACATTGGTGGGCTTGGTCTTGAGATAAGGGAACTTATAAAAGGAAAAGAAATTGACCCACAAAAGTTAATTGAATTACAAGCACAGATTAACGAACAAGAAGCAAAACACAGAACAATTTTTGTGGCAGGATGGCGCCCATTCATTGGTTGGGTTTGTGGATTTGCTTTAGCATACAACTTTGTATTAAGAGATTTACTTGTTTGGTATGTTGGAGTTGAATCAGCACCACCTGCTTTGCAAATGGAACATTTAATGACTGTGTTAATAGGTATGTTAGGACTAGGAGGGATGAGAACTTTTGAAAAGTTTAACAACAAGTCAAGCTAATGGCACAAAGAGTATTTATTTCTTATGTTGAAAGACCAAAGAAAAAAAGACCTGGATGTCACAGTAAAAATGCAAGTAAAGGTCAATCAGGTTACAAAAAAAAATACAGAGGACAAGGCAAGAAACATTAATTATTAATTTATTATTTTTGTAGTAAATTATTACTTATGTCAAACGATTTATATAATACAGGAAATTATCAAAAAGCAGCTTTCGGGGAATTTGGGTTAAGACAAATAGCTTCAGGTGCTACAAGTACAGTTGGTGAAAAATACAATGCAATTGTAGCAATGGAAGATTCAACAATAACTTGTACAAATGCAGCTACAGGTGGAGATACTGCAATAACAAGTTTAGAATTAAGTGCAGGATTAATTATATATGGAACATTCCATACGATAAGTTGTGCAGCGGGAAAAGTAATTGCTTATATAGAATAGTATGTTAGGACTAGGACTTAATTTAGCGAAGATGGCAAACAATGTTGCTATTACTATTCATAAAATAAGACAATATTGGGATAGAAATCAACAAAAATGGGAAAACGTAAATAAAAATTGGGAATCATTATAAAAAATAAATTATGGCAAGTTTAACAGGTAATAAAATAAAAGACACTTATACATCACTACTTAAAGTAGGAGATAATGCTGCAATTGATAGTTCAGCACAAGCACTAACAGATGGGGCAGGTAATGCACTTGGTTTAACACTAACAAACACAGGTATTATTGTTTCAACCGCAAAAGGTACTTTACTGGGTACATCTTCAACAGGTGAAGTTTCTAGTACATTAATTGCCGATAATGCAGTAGATGCAACAAGATTAAATGTAAGTGGAAATGGAACATCAGGACAATATCTTATTAGTGATGGTGATGGTAGTTTTTCTTGGCAAACTTTATCTGCAGGAGACATAACAGGTGTTACGGCAGGAGATGGAATTAGTGGGGGTGGCACGACTGGAGATGTTACAGTTTCTTTAGCTTCAAGTGCTGCAGGAACAGGATTGTCTTATGCTTCAGGAGTTATCAATCTTGATTCACATACAGGAGATGTTACAGGTACAACTGCTTTAACAATAGCAGCAGACGCAGTAAGTTATGCTAAATTAGGTGTAGAGTTTACAACGGCAGCAGCATTAAGTGGTACATCTGTAGATTGGGCAACTGCTACAACATTTACTAAAACATTAGGAGCAAACACAACTTTAACTTTTGCTAATGTATCGACTGGAATGCAAGTTAATTTAGTTATAAGTGGTAACTACACTTTAACTTTACCGACAAGTGTTAAAGAACTTACAAATGCTTCAACGTATGATGGAACTGGAGAAAATTTAATAAGTATAGTTTCTACAAATGGAAACACAGAGCAATTCGCAACAATAAATAAAGTAGCATAATTATGAAAGCAGTAAATAACGCAGGAATTATAACATTTTATCAGTCAGTACCAAATTCATTTAGGTCATCAACTGGTTTACATTTAAACGTAAAAGGTTGGTCAAGTCAAGATATGAAAGATAATGGACTTTTTGATGTAATCATAGATGATAGTTATGATTCAAGAATACACGATTTAGGTGAGATATATTGGGACACAGGGGCAACAGTATTTAAAAAAGACATATCTGATAAGTCATTTGATAAATCAGTAAGCGAATTAAAAGAACAGGCGATTAGCAACTTTAAAAGTAGAATTGGTGGTGAACTTGCAAAAACAGATTGGTATATAATAAGAGAAATGGATAATGGTGTTGATGTACCTGCAGATATTGTAGATGTAAGAGTAGCTTTAAGAGAATTATCAGATACAGTTGAATCGGAAATAAATGCACTAACTACTAAAGCAAAAGTTATTACATACGATTTCCCAAACATTTAATAAATGGGTTTAAATAAAAGATTAATTGGTGCAGGTGCTACAGCAAGTGGTGCATTAACACCAAGTGAAAACTTTAAGGCAGTTACATATACAGGTAATAGTAGCGACCAATCTATTACAGGAGTAGGTTTTAAACCTGACTTTGTTTGGATTAAAGAAAGGCCAGAAAATGAAAATCACAATTTAATTGATAGCACAAGAGGAACAAATAAAATTTTATCTTCAAATCTTTCTAATGCAGAATTTACAAGCACAAGATTTACTTCATTTGATACTGATGGGTTTACTTTAGCTAATAACAATGAAACAAATGATAATGGTGTTACCTATGTAGCTTGGTGTTGGAAAGCAGGAGAAGGAACTACAAGCAGCAATACAGATGGTACAAATATAGATTCAACAGTACAAGTTAATGCAGACGCAGGATTTTCAATAGTTCAATTTACAACTCCAGGTACATATAGTGCTTCAAATACAGTTGGTCACGGACTTGGTGCAACTCCTGATATGATTATAATGAAAGCGACTGCTTCTGCAGATAATTGGCTTGTATATCACGGTTCATTAGGTTTAAACAAACTTTTGAATCTAAATGGAAGTAGTGCAGCAGCCACATTACCTGGTGGTATTCTATTTTCAACTGTTAATGATACAGTTTTCAATCCCGCTGATACATCTACTCCATCTTATCCTTATATAGCATATTGTTTTAAAAGTATTGAAGGATATTCAAAGTTTGGTTCTTACACAGGTAATGGTTCAGATAACGGCCCGATTGTAGAAACTGGGTTCGAACCTGCTTTTTTAAT